CCTTTCTGGCGGATCAACTTATGTTGGAAATGCAGCTGTTCAATCAGCCGTCTATACAGTTTCAGTCGAAGTTTTCCAAGCAAGACTTGCAGGTGGAGGACAAATCGAAGGAGTAGATTTTACTGCAACTCCTTTTAGAATGGGCAGATCTCTTTTCAATAAATGTGTAGGTCTGTTGGGTTCATATATGGATACCGAAAGCATGTGTCAATAAATGCCTAACCAAACTATTCTTGAGCAAGTTCGCACACCTTTAGCAACTGCCCTTTCAAGCGTTGCAGGAAATGTTTATTCATTTGTGCCTGAAACAGTAATTCCACCAGCTGTGGTCGTTGTGCCCGATTCACCATATTTAGAATTTGAAACAATAAGCAAATCAAACATTCGTGCCAAAGTTAATTTTACAATTACAGTTGCAGTTGCATATAACAGCAACCCTGCATCACTCGACAATATCGAGCAATTGATTATAAGTGTTCTGGCAGTAATTCCAAATGGATATATTGTCAGTTCGGTCGATAGACCTACAGTCACACAAGTTGGAGCAAGCACTCTGCTTATCGCAGATGTTAGAGTTTCTACCTACTACACAAGAACAATATAAGGAGCAATCATGGCAACCCAAGTAATTACTGGTCGTGATATTAATTTGTCTTTTTCAGGATCACTTGGAACAGACATTGATGCACAAGCATTATCAGCGACTTTAACCAAAACAATTGATCGTCAGACTTACCAAACACTTGATGGTGAGGCTTACAAAACAACCAATGTTGAAGCAGAATTCACAATGGAGTTATTAGCAGACTGGGGCAAGACAAACTCAGTATGTGAGGCTTTATGGGCAGCAGCAGACAACACACCAGATAGCACTTTTACAGTCACAATGACTGTGACATCTGGACACACTTTTGCATTTGATTGCTTACCAGCATATCCACAACCGGTTGGCGGAACAGCACCAGATGCACAAACTGCAACTTACACCTTCAAAGTATCTAAGGGCGCAGTCACAGAATCACTATAATTAAAAAACGGGAGCAAAATGAAATTACCAATTACAATTGAATACAGCTCAGGCGAACAAGCAACTTATATTGCCCAACCGCCTGAGTGGGCAAAATGGGAAAAGCAGACAGGACACACCATTGGTCAAGCAGCTGAGAAATTGGGTGTTTGGGATCTTATGTTTTTGGCTTATCATGCTCATAAGCGTGAGGTTGCCGGAAGCAAACCCATCAAACCAATGGACGCTTGGATTGAAACTGTTGCTGATGTAATAGTCGGTGATGCTTCCCCAAAAGCCATCCAGCAGGAAGCCTAAGCAGATTATTGGTTGAATTGGCAATTGCCACACAAATACCAATGAGCGAATGGGTCGAAGCAGAGGACATTTACACAGCAATCGAGATATTGGAGAAACGGAATGGCAACTAGCACCGAACCTCTAATAGTCTATGACAAAAGAGAACTTGCTTCATTTGCAAAAGTAATTAGAAACATGAGCGAAATTGCAGTTGATGAAACCAAACGCAGAGTTGGCGAATTAGCACAAAGAGAATTAAATGAAATCCGTAGCGTTGCCAAATCAAGAGGCAAGGTTGCTGATCGTGTTGCTCAAGGCGGTAAAGTTAAAAAGTCTTCGTTGCTTGGCGAGATCTCATTTGGATTTGCTTCACAAAGATTCTCAGGCGGTGCAACTACTCAATTCAACACTCGCAATGATCCTAAAGGTAATCGTAAAGGTATTGGTGCAGCGTCAGAATTTGGTTCTGGTAAGTATCCACAATTTCCAAGATGGTCAGGTCCGATGCCTAAAGGACCGGGTTCAAGAGGTTGGTTTATTTATCCAACAATTAGACATTTACAACCTACAATCATTAAAGAGTTTGAAGAAATCATTTTAGACATAAAGAAGGAATTCTCTGATGGCAAGTAATAGTAGAACATTAACGCTTGCCTTAGCAGCTGATATTGATGGCTTAAAAAAAGGTTTAGATGATGCCAATAAAGTAGTCAATCAATCCGCAGATCAAATTTCTGATTTTGGCAAGAAAGCAGCATTGGCATTTGCAGCTGTTGGAGCAGCAGCCACAGCATTTGCAGTATCAGCTGTCAAGGCAGCATCAGAGGATGAAAAGGCTCGCAAGTCTTTAGAGCAGACAATTCGAGCCAATACAAAGGCAACCGACGATCAGATCAAATCAATTGATACTTACATTACAAAGCAATCAATTGCTACCGCTACAACCGATGATGTTTTAAGACCGGCATTTGCCCGATTAATTCGATCAACAAATGATGTTGCAAAAGCCCAAGATCTCTTATCTTTATCTCAAGAAATTGCAACTGCCACCGGTAAGCCACTTGAAACAATTGCAAATGCTTTGGGCAAGAGTTTTGATGGACAAAATACAGCATTAGGCAAACTTGGTTTAGGTATTGATGCTACTACCCTTAAAACTAAATCTCATGATGAAATCATGCAGATGCTTAAGGGAACATATAAAGGCTTTATTGATAATGAGGCAACCAACGCTGAATTTAAGATGAGGCAATTAGAGATTGCATTCTCTGAAACTAAAGAACAAATTGGAACAGCCTTGCTTCCAATAATGAAACAATTTGCAGATTATTTGCTTGCTGTGGTTGTGCCAAATGTTCAGGCTTTGGCTGCCGGATTAACTGGACAGAGTAGCGTCACCGCTGGCATTACTGATGCAACTAAAGGTGCTTATGAATTTGGTCAGCAATTAAAAAGCACCTTAAAATTCATTATAAGCATTAAAGACGAATTAATTATTCTTGCTGGCATTATTGCAACTGTATTTGTTGCTAATAAAATTGCTGCTTTTGTGACTGCAATCCTTACATTGGTTTCGGCAATGAAAGCCTTAAGGACTGCTGCTGCAGGTGCTGCTATTGCTACTGCTTTTGCAACAGGAGGAACATCTGTTGGTTTGGCTGCTGCTGCTCTTGCCGGTGTTGCTGCAACTTATGGTTTATCTCAATTGGCTGGCGATCAAGGTTTATCAATACCGCAAACCTCATTTGCTCAATCTGCAACTGGAACTCCATTTGGTCAAGCCGGTGGCAATACCTATAACATCTCAGTTCAATCTGTTGATTCTGAAGGTGCTGCAAGAGCCGTTGCAAAGGTGTTAAATGACAGCGCATCAAGATCAGTTCCACAGCTGTTTAACAATGGCATAAAGGGCGGATAATGACAGTCTGGACACCAGATTGGAAACTTACTGTTGCCGGTGTTGATTACACAGATTTAACTATCAGCGACATTATTCATCAAGCAGGTCGCGATGATATCTACACACAACCAAATCCATCTTATTTGCAATGCACAATTGTGGCATTGGCTGGACAAACAATTGATTTTGATATAAATGACAGTTTAAGTCTACAAGTCAAAAACAGTTCAGGAACTTATGTAAATTTATTTGGTGGAGATATAACTGACATAACTGTTGAAGTGGGTCGAACTGGATCTGTTGCAGCCGTTATTCAATACACGATTCTTGCAATGGGATCAATTGTCAAATTAGCAAAAGAGATTTGGGATGGCAACATTCCCCAAGATGAGGATGGCAACCAAATTTATGAAATTTTATCTAGCGTCTTGCTTGGGGCTTGGAATGATATGCCGGCAGCTTCAACTTGGGCAGGATATTCTGCAACTGAAACTTGGGCAACTGCATTTAATATCGGATTAGGCGAGATTGACCAGCCGGGGCTTTATACAATGCAACATCAGCCAAATACAGTAGATACGATTTATAACATTGTTTCAGATATTGCCAATAGCGCATTTGGATATATTTATGAGGACAATGAAGGCAATATCGGTTATGCCGATGCAGACCACAGGCAGACTTACTTGATAGCCAATGGTTATGTTGATCTATCTGCTAATCATGCTATTGGTTCAGGATTACGGACAACTACAAAAGCAGCGGATGTTAGAAACGATATTTATATTAATTATGGCAACAATTACGGATCTCAAAAGACTGCAACATCAGCGGAATCTATTGCCCTCTATGGATATAAAGCCGAAACTATTAACTCAAGAATTCATTCTGCCGTAGATGCTCAAGAGGTCGCCAATCGATACATTAGCCTTCGAGCCTTCCCACAACCAATTTTTGACAGCATAACCTTTCCAATTACAAATCCCGAGATTGACAACTCAGATCGAGATAATTTGCTAAATGTGTTTATGGGAATGCCATTGAACATTCAAGATTTGCCTATACAAATCAGCAATGGCGAATTTGAAGGTTATGTTGAAGGATGGCGTTGGAGCACTCAATTTAATGAATTATTTCTTACAATTAACCTTTCACCGGTCAGCTTTAGCCAAGTGGCTATGAGATGGAATTATGTGCCGATCGGCGAGAGTTGGAACACTTTAAGCCCAACTTTAACATGGGAATACGCTACAATCGTATCCTGAGAATAGGACAATATGGCAACCACTACTAATTACGGCTGGACAACCCCAGACGACACAGCTCTCGTCAAAGACGGCGCAGCTGCAATTCGCACGCTTGGTTCATCTGTTGACACCACAACTAAAGCATTAAACCCATCTACAACTCTTGGCGATATTGAATATCGTTCATCAACTGCTAACACAAACACAAGATTAGGCATTGGATCGACTGGAAATGTTTTAACTGTTGCTGGTGGAGTGCCAACTTGGGCAGCACCTGCTGCTGGTGGCGGAATGACTTTATTGCAAAGTTTATCTTTATCTGGTGCATCGACTACAAGTTCAACATTTACTCCGGCAGATTATGTAAATTATTACATCGTTTTATCAGGTGTATATGTTTCAGCATTTTTTAGTTCATTTGAATTAAGATTGAATGGCGATACTGGTGCAAATTATAATAGAAATACTTTGTCATTGAATGACACAAGCGTGAGTTGTAGCGTATCAACAGATGCAACAAATATATTTTTAGCGAACATTGGTCAATTAACAGGCGTAAGACAAAAAGCCAATGGAACAATTTTAATTAGTCGCATAAATGACACAAGTCAAGTTTATGTGCAATCATCAATTTTAACGACTTTAGATATTCCTAGTCAAAGATTATCTAATACTTATGCAACTTATGACAATAGTGCGGCAATCAATTCAATTACTTTCCTTGCACCTGCATACAATTTTTCTGGTGGAACTGCCTACATTTACGGAGTAAAATAACATGAAAAAACCAATAGTTAGAATCTACACAAGTGTTGATGAATTCATTGATCGAGAAATGAACGCTGAAGAATTTGAGCAATGGAAATTAGATAAAGCAGAATTTGATGCTAAAGAAATTGTGGCTCAAACAAATGCTGATGCTAAAGCAGAACTTCTTGAGCGTTTGGGCATCAATGAGGATGAAGCAAAACTCCTCCTTTCGTAATGAAGCCATTTCTATCTAAAGCAGCTGTTCAATTACGGGAACAAATTGATGACAGTTTTGTTGAAAGATCTAGAAAATCGGATGGATGGATCTCAGACGCTAGGCATCAAAAAGTAAAATCGGATCATAACGCTTTGCCTTCGGGTGAGGTTTGTGCCATTGACATTACAGCGGATCTTGGTGCAGCTGAGGGCATATCCGCTTACCTAGCCGATCAAATACGAATTGCTGGCAAAACAGATAAGCGGATCAAATATGTTATTCACAATCATCATATTGCCAGCAAACTATTGAACTGGCGTTGGCGTAAATACAAAGGCGTCAATCCTCACACCAAACATATTCATATTTCATTCCATCCAAAACAATCAGGCGAGTTCTTTAATATCCCACTACTAGGAGGCAACGCATGAAACTATCAAACAAACACAAGGCTGCAATTAAGTCATATTTAAGAGCTGTGGCTGCTTCCGGCATTACTGTCCTTTTAGCAATTGTCGCTGACATCAGACCAGAATTTGCAATCTTGGCTGGTGCATTAGTTGCACCTATCGCAAAAGCATTAGATCCAAAGTCCGGTGGAGAAGCTGATTATGGAATCAATGCGAAATGACAGCCAACGAATGGGTTGGTATCGCCGTTGGCGTATCCGCCATATCAACAAGTTTGTTAGTGGGTCTGCGTTGGGTTATTAAATCTTACTTGAATGAGTTAAAACCAAATGGAGGCTCATCAATGAAAGATCAGATTAATCGACTTGAACAGCGTGTCGATGATCTGTTTGTTTTAATCTCTAAGCGATAATTTTATTTATGGCGAACACTCGAAAACCTATCAAACGCAAAAAGATCAATCGTCGTGTCGTTCGCCAATCTCCTGAACCATTAACAAAGATAGATCAGC